TTTACTCCTATTATTGGAGAGGGTAGAGGGATTTGAACCCTCGTAAATGGTTTTGCAGACCATCTCCTAACCTCTCGGACATACCCTCGATTATAACTCTGCTTCGAATTGGCACTCGCCTTTTTCTTTAACACATTCCAAGATTTGATTACCTAATCCAAGTCTTGCATACCATTCTAAATAATGCTTTACCCCTTGTTCGGTAAACTTCTTTGATGGTAAACCTTCAAAAGAATAAATGTCGTTTAGATAATCAACTAACATCTTGTCATTGTATCCGTTATTTTCTTCAAAGAATTTATCTAATATTTTCAAAAGACGACCTAAATAACTTTTGCATTTCTTGATACCTTCTTCTATCTTCGGCAAGTCCTCTGCATCAAAGTAATAATTTAAAAACCTTGCTTCTCCTTGTTGACCAAAGAAATCTGCATCATCACTTGATTGAACTGCAAACCAAAACTTACCTTCAATATCTCCGTTGTAATATCTACCCATTTTTTTCTCCTTCAATTATTTCTTTTAAATGAACCCCAAACTCATAACCTTTAAAATGAAGAGGTGGGATATCACGAACATTTATCTTTCCGTGAATTAATCCTTTCTTAATACCAAACTTAAAGTCATCTAAATCTTCTTTACTAAAGACTTTCTTTTTATAATCCTCCATAATTAATCCTTTCCTAATTCTAATAGTTTTCTATTTATTACTTCAGTTACTTTCTTATCTATAACTTCATCAAACCAATCACTCTCCGTAACCACATCAAGTTCATGGAGAAGAAAATCTTCTACTGCTTTTGCTAGTTCTACACTAGTTGGTCTTGGTTGGCTCATTACACAACTCCATCATAAAGTTTCCATGCTAAATCAAATTCTAAAAAGTTTAAGCAAACATCTTGTGAGTGATTTTTTTTCATATGGTTCTGAAACTGTACATCTGAGACACCTCTTTTTTTGTAAGCATAAAGTTCGTTCTTAACTTTATCGACACAAATAAATTTTGTTCTCATGTCGGTCTTAAGTTTCTTTTGCTCAAGATGATCATAAAGTCTGTCTTGACACCAATGCTCGAGATCAATCTCTACTTCTCCCCATTCATACTTTTTAGTACCAAATGTTTTGATACAGTATTGATCAAGAGTTTGTAACAAATTTCCCATGTGGCTATCCCACTCTTCCATGAATTGTGGATAAGCAAATTGTCTATCACTCCCACCACGACCTTCATTAGATACTTCAACTGCTTTTTTGCCGTTGACATATACTGTCGCATTATAACAAGGAGTTTCTTCACTTCCTTGTTTATAATAAGAAATATTTTTTAGTTCTAGTTTTGATATTTGCATAACATCTCCTTTCATTCTGTTGTTGCAATATTCAAGATTAGGCACGAAGATCATGCCTAACTTTGAGTATTACATATCATCTGTTCTATTCTCATGGTAATCAAAATCAACTTGATCATTCTGTAAAATCTCAATAAATTTTTTGATTGCTTCGTTCCTAGCTTTTTTATCCCATTTATTAAAACCTCTGATACAAACTCCAGTTTCAAGAAAAACATCAAAGCCTTTAACTTCTGCCTTTTTCCATTCTTTAATTGTCATTGACATATATTTTCTTCCTCTATGTTTTCTAATATTAACTGTTCTGCAATCTTAACAACAAAGCCACCCTTCCAAGTAAGTCCATCAACTTCATAAAGTCTATTACCTATTTCTTTAAATGCTTGATCGTTTGTCATGCCCTCGTCATTGAGAAGGATATCTAAATCCTCCTCAACTCTATAGACTAACTTTGTAAGTCTAGTCATTTTGCAGACCTACGATTTCTTTTTCAAGATCGGTTTTCATATCTTCCAATTTCATTTCCTCCTCTTTTAAATGTATTTGCATCTCAAGATTTGCTTTAATTTGACCTTGAATGTATGTAATTTCGCTATACAAAGATGAAACATTTTTCTTTTCATAATTCGAAATTACTTTCTTTTCTAAAATTTCAACTGTCATTTTTTCCTCCTTTGTTAAATATTTTAGATATTTTTTTATTAACTTCTTCTCTTATTATAGAGTTCTTTGCTTCCTCTACATCTGCTTCTATTGGGACAATCTCAAAACCAGTTTGTCCATGATAGATTTGAACTTTGCCAATCCATCTAATTTTACTTTCAACTTCTTCCAACGTGCTTTTAACTGCAACACTTTCGCCCTCTGCATCTGTACCTAAAACTAAAGCCTTGCCCATTAAAGGTGCAACGTGTCCGTTATCGTATGTAAATTCAAAGCCATAATTTTCTTTTCTTAATAAGCCTTCGTCATCAACATACAATGTGTCTTCATTTCTAAAACCATAAACTGCATCAAATCCCCTTTGCGAATTTATAAGTTTATTAATGGTTTGATAGTCTCCGTTGTAATCAACAACGGAAACTATTTTATTAATCGGATCAATTAGATATGCTTTCATTGATACTCTCCTCCAAATTCTATAACCTCTCTCTTTTTGCAGTTCGGTATTTTAATAAATTTAATTGGTAAATCTGAAAATGCCCAAACCCTACCTTGAAAGATTAAATTATTTTCTCTTAAAAATTTTATAGCTTCGTGTTTGAATTGATCGCCATATCCGTATTGCATAGGCAAATTATAAACCTTGCTATCTTTGGTGCTTTCAATCTGTGCAGAAAAATAACTATTTCCATAAGTTTTGTCTCTCCACTCTTTAGCAGTTACAATAATATCTATTGCCATTTTTTCCCCCTTATATATTCTTTTGTTTCTTCTTGCTCTTCAACAATGATTTGTAAAACATACAAACCACTTAAAAACCATTCTTGATTTTTTAAATTTGAGTTTACGTCTTCCATTTTATAACCTTTCTGTTAAAATTAAATTATGCCTTAATTATTTATCTCATAAAATCCCATAAAGGTCAAGCGATAAAATGAAAGAAAAGCAATTTTTTTTGAATATAAAAAAGCAGTTACCACCAAATACTTTTATTCAAAAAATAGAAAACAAATTTAATTCTGGTTTTACTGATGTAATAATAATTAATAAAAAACTACCATTATTTATTGAGTTAAAATCGCCAACAAAAGGAAACAAATTTAAGGTTGAGTTGTCCCAAATATCAACGCATTTGAGGATACAAGCTAATAATTATGTTTCTTTTTTCTTGGTTCGACACCCTTCAACCTCGCTTCTATATTTGTTTGAAGGTGGTTCGCTCTGCAAGTTTCTTGCGTCCCAACCTTGCAACCCTTCTCTGTCCCCCTCGACCGAAGGATTTATTGCTTCTGGAACTTTAGATATAGTCCTGGCTCTTGCAAATCAAAGAGTGGAACAGTTGCAGAAATAACGAAGTGATCGCTCTGCGAATTTCTGCAACTTTTGCTTCCGAAGGATCTGCGTCTTTAAAAAAAATTTCTTGACATCGCAAAGGAAACGGAGTGGTCGCCTTGCGATCCTTTGCGATTTTTGTCTGCGAACCTTCGACAGAAGAAAAAAAAGAGAAGGGTGCTGCAACAAAAAAAAGAGAGCCGAAGCTCTCTTGATTTTGGTTCTCCTCCTTTCTACCATGAAGCACGATAATAGACACCTCTCGGCTCAACATATAAGTCATGCTTTTCCTTCATCTCGAAACCTTCCTTTAAAAACTCGATAGCTTTTTCAAAGCAACTGATCGCATAGTTCTTTTCTGGCTCGTTGTAATAACCGAACTCGGTTGAGTTACCAAAGAAAAAACCAGAGTGATCAAGTTTTAAATTATCGTTGCGAATGGCATCAATAATATCTTCCAAGTTCTTCTGTGTTAAAGCGATCTCTTGACAGTTATCTTTTCCCTCTGCGAACTTATCAACAATATAGCCGTGAAGATCGGCGTGTTTACGCCAATAACCAAGATCAACTTTATAATCTGAGATAGCATATTTGCCATCTAACATCGGTTGAGGTATCTCCTCGTGATAAGGTGAGTTATATTGCTCACCTCTTAAATACATATCTAATCCCATAATTTTTCTCCTTTCATTTTAAAATTATGCTCTTCCATTATATCCCATGCAATCCCATAATGCAACCAAAACATTTCACGAAACGTGAATTGCAACTCGAAAAAAAATTTCTTGACATCGCAAAGGAAACGAAACGAAGTGAAGTGGTCGCTTGCGATCCTTTGCGATTTTTGTCTGCACACCTTCGCCAGAAGAAAAAAAAGAGAGAGCCGAAGCTCCCCCTTTCTCTTTCCGTGGTCGTGGAAACTATGTATAATCTGCAAAGGGATCACGACCAGTTATCTCCTTCTCTGCCTTTAAGGATAGCTTTCTATCATATGGCTCGACATAAATATTACCCATGACATCCCCAAACTCATTGACATAATACGAAGAACCTCGCTCATAAATAGTTCCAAATGTTTTCTTAAAAAACTTTTTGGCTTTACTAAGATCTCCAGTTTTAAATTTCTTTGCGTATCCATCTCTTGCTTCTATATCGATTACATATTGAAAGTTATAATCGAATGTTTGTTTTCTCTTAGACATTTTATTTCCTTTCTAAAAAATAATGGGGACATTTCTGTCCCCATCTCCCAACTATTCGTTGGATGCTTTTGGTGTTGGATTCTCAAGGTTGTAAACCTTTGTCTTGAGTTCAACGATCTGCTCTTGCAAACCCTTGACTACTGACTTCTTGTAAACGGCAGAATCATCACCGATAATCTTGGAAACTATTGTATCCACGACCACTTGTGCGATTGCAGTTTCATCCAAGTTCTCAACTTGAGATCTGATATCATCGACATCATTACGAAGATCTGAGACTGTGTAAGAGTTCTCAATAGACTCGTTGACTTTCTCGTCTATGACTTCTTCGATCTTGTCCGTAATGAAAGATTCGATAGTTTCGCCAATATCACTCATATTATCACCTCCTTTCATCTATAAGATTATATCAAAATAATCCCATAATCAAGCATAAAGTGATTTTATTTCACGAAACGTGAAATGTTTTCTGTCTGCCCTTGCAACCCAAAAAATCACTCTTGGAAAAAGAATCTAGATTCGCAGAAATTTTCATCAAGAAAATTTAGATTCACAAGCTAGAATAAAATAACAATAAAAATAACTAAAATTTTTATTTTATTCTAGATTGTGAAGCGTAATCTATCGACCACTTGGGAGATAGATTCTGCGAATCTAGATTCTTTTTTAGGGGTTACTTACTACAAAACTACACAACAAACAAAAACAAGAGAGGGGGGAGGGGTAGAATGGTGGGTACAAACATACATACAGTCATACATATGCAGGGTTGATAAATTCATTTGGATATATTATCGTTGGGACATGTCACTAGATGCGTTACCCAAAGAGGTGTTACAAGAAGTATTTCTGCTAGAGCAACAGAAAAACAAACTGGACACTCGTGAAAAAGCACAAGAAAATTTTTTGGATTATGCTCAACATGTATACGAAGGGTTTATTGTTGGACGACATCATAAAATCATTGCAGAAAAATTGGAGTTAATCGCACAAGGCAAACTTAAGAGACTGATTGTAAACATGCCGCCAAGACACTCGAAGTCAGAGATGGCATCCTATCTCATGCCCTCGTGGTTCTTGGGCCGTAACCCAAAACTCAAGATCATCCAAGCCACGATGAATACAGAACTTGCCGTGAGGTTTGGTCGTAAGGTCAGAGACTTGATTGCCGATCCAGTGTACACGGAAGTTTTCCCAGAAACCGATTTGAAACAAGACAGTCAAGCAGCGGGTCGTTGGGAGACAAGTGCTGGCGGTGAATATTTCGCAGCAGGCGTTGGTGCGGCGATGACTGGTCGTGGTGCAGACTTGTTGATTATTGATGATCCACACTCGGAACAAGATGCACTGTCCTCGGTTGCTTATGATAATACCTACGAGTGGTACACATCGGGTCCGAGACAGAGATTACAACCTGGGGGAACCATCATCATTGTGCAAACAAGATGGTCAAAGAAAGACCTCACGGGCAGATTAGTCCAGGCTATGGCGAAGGATACCATGTCTGACCAATGGGATATTGTAGAGTTCCCAGCGATTCTACCGAATGATAAGATCTTGTGGCCTGAGTTTTGGAACAAGGACGAGTTGTTAAAAGTCAAAGCGTCATTGTCACCTATGAAATGGAACGCCCAGTGGCAACAGAATCCTACATCTGAAGAAACGGCAATGATCAAAAGGGAGTGGTGGACTCCGTGGGAAGAATCAGAAGTGCCGAAGTTAGATTATATATTGCAGTCGTATGATACGGCATACTCTAAAAAAGAGACGGCAGACTATTCTGCGATTACAACTTGGGGTGTATTTGAGCCAAAAGCCAACGGACAACAACATCTAATTATGCTTGATGCGAAGAAAGGGCGTTGGAGTTTTCCAGAATTAAAGGAGATTGCAATAGAAGAAAATGAATATTGGGAACCAGATATGATGCTTATCGAAGCAAAAGCGAGTGGTCAACCCTTGGCAGACGAACTGAGAATGATGAACTTACCAGTTTTGACTTTTAGTCCAGGCAGACGCAAAGGGGGTAACTTAGACAAAACGACAAGGATGCACATTGTTTCTCCTATTTTCGAATCTGGAAAAGTGTGGTATCCTAGTGGAGAGAAATTTGCAGAGGATGTAATAGAAGAAGTTGCATCTTTTCCAAATGGCGACCATGATGACTATTGTGATAGTATGACAATGGCTGTTATGAGATTTAGACAAGGTGGATTTATCGCACTGGACGGAGAAGACGAAGGAGAGGATTGGTTTCCTCGATCAAAAAGGGAGTATTACTAATGCCAAAGAAACTTAAAAAAGGATCAGACATAATGGATTTTGACAGTATGTTAAATTCACAACTCGGTAAAATGATGGGATTGACAGAAAAAGATAGACCAAAATTCGAAAAAAGAAAAAAGATGAAGCCTAAAGTCAAAAAGCCAAAGAAAATGAGCAATGGCGGAAGTAATAAAATGATAGACGAGCCAGAATTTAAAGACTTAAGAAAAGCGTTAAGAAAAATAGAGGTAGGGTTAACAAACATTCCAAAAAGTAAACGTGGTAAAGGAATGGGTAAAAAAATACGAAACATGAGAAAAAATCCTATGATGAAAAATCGTGGGGGAACATTTAAGGGAACGTATTAATGCCAAAAAAAGGTGAATCCCCATACAAAAGAACAATGGGTTTGGATGTTCCACATCCTTTTGCTAAAGAAGTTCCGAAGAAAAAACCTAAAGGTAGACCTAGAGGCAATCCAAAAGGTAGACCAAAAGGAGCTAAAAACAAAACAAAGCCACCTAGAAAGATTACATTACCTACTGGTAGAGCGATGGATGAGGCTATTACAAAAATACAACAACAGTTGTTAATAGAAAAAGATAAACTTAAAAAAAGCAACGGAGGCACTATGAATAAGCAGTCCCAACTAGGTGCTAGACTCATGTACACCATTGATCGTATAAATAGAGATAAGAGTCTTTCAAAACCACAGAAAAGAGAGATATTAAAAAAAGGATTGAAGGGCATACGCAAGATTAGAAATATGGGTATGAACATGGGTGGTGTTATGAAAAACCGTGGTGGAACTTTTAAAGGAGTGTTTTAATGTCAGACGAAGCAGATAGAAGAAGAACGTACAGAGAATTAGAGAAGCGTGGACAGCCAACGCCTGGAAAATATTACTATAAGCGAAAGCCTACAGAGTATTCACCAAAGAAGAAGATAAAACCAAAAGTAAAACAACTGGATTTATTTAAGAAAAAGGCTGGTGGATTTACCGTGACAAACCGTTTCTCAGATATTATGCTACCAGAGAAGAAAAGAACAACTAGGATCACTTAATGGCACAAAGACCAAATTACAGATTTAATTTGACTGGGCCTGGTGCTACACCACAAACACTTGATGAAACTGTTAATGATTTAAAACGTATCGGAAAAGGGTTACTGGTCGGTGAAACGGCAGACCTTTTGGGTTTGCCCGCAGACCTACTTGGCTTGTACTATGATCTTAGGTATGGTGAAACACCAGAGGGAATACAAAGTTTAATTGATACTATAGGTTCTGAAGCACTTGCAAAAAGATTCATGGGTGAGGAGTTTCCAGAGTTTGGTATGAACTTGGAAAGTTTTGGGAGAGCCGTGGCACCTGGAGCTTTATTAGCAAAAGGTATTGCAGCAGCGAGATTAGCTGCAAGAGGTAGAAATATGTTCCCACCTTCAAACAACAATGCAGGCTATGCTCTAGCAACAGTAGGTGATGGTGCAAAGGTAGATGTTGTTGAAGAAGTTCCAGAAACTGTGGGTGAACGTCTCTTTATGACACAATCTGGTGAGGGTGGACAAGCTAAGAAGATAAGACAAGATGATGAAAAGTTTTTTGAAGAGGGTTTTGATGTAGATGTAGAGGCTGGTTTAAATCTAGATAGAACTATTTTTTCTAATTTATTAAACGAGTTAGAAAAGATAGGTAAGACTTCTTCTAGGCTAAGTATCCTAGAACCAAGGATGATTCCTAAAAGAGTCAACGGACAAATAGTAAAAGATGCGACTGGTAAAGTTGTAAAAGAACCAGGTCCAACTTTAGTAAGAGGTATTGACTTTAAACAAAAGCCAACGGGCAGAGAACTATTAGGGTATTTTACAAATGATCTTAAGCCAGAATTTTCTAAAAAATTTGGTGGTATGGGTTTAAAAGATAGTGGTGGTAGTGGCTTACAAAGTAGATTAGGCAAAGAAGCAGTAGAAACTGGCTTGATTCGTTATCTAGAAAACAATCCAGACAAAGTTATTACTAAAGAAGAACTTATCAATGCAGCTAGTTTGTTTAAACCAAATATTAAAATGTCTGTGTATTCAAAGAATGAGGAAGCCTCTCTTGAAGGACAGATAAAAAGTTTAGGAAACACTGGATTAAATTTATCAGAAAATGATCCTAGAAGAGCACAAATAGTTGACTCAATAAAAATTTTACGAAAAAAATTAGATGATTACAGTGCTCACAACCCTTGGACACATGACGGAATACAGATGTTAAAAGTTCAAGATTTAGGATCCGTACAAAATCCTCAAACAGCAGGCACATTAAATTCAAATAATCAAAGTCTAGTTCGCACAGACAATGTTACTTTTTTATTTTCTGGGGACAAAGGCTTTGAAACTTTTATGGGAAAGTCAGTTGATAAGGCAAGTACAAATGAAATTGATAGAAAAATAAATGAAATTGATGACTATTTCAAAGCGATGGGTGAGACAACATCTTTAAGAAAATTAGGACTGGGTAATAATCATGGATATGCCATACCAAACTATTATGGTCATGTAAGAGGAACTGCGATGATTACAATAGATCCAGCAACAGGCAAAGAGTATAAAACACTTTCTATCAATGAAATACAGTCAAACCAAGCAGGCAAAAAAGAAAAAAGAGTAAACGCTGAAGATGCTAAATTAATGGCTGAATTTAAAAGATTAGAGGCAAACATCACAAACTTAAATGATGTAGAAACTTCAAAGTACAATAGACTAAAAAAGAAGATCGAAGAAAGTAATGCTGTCGGAACTCCGAAAGTTCTAACAAATAGAACAAGAATGGATGCCTTAAAGATTGTAGAAGAGGACAGAAAACTAGGGACTGGTTTTATTAAATTTGCAGAAGAAAAAGCTATATTACAAAAAGACTACGATAAAAAAACCATAAAAATGGAAACTCTAGAAAAAGAATTTGGTAAACTAAATGATGGCGTGGGTGGTTTAAAAAGAGCTTTGTTTAAAACAGATGAGTCTCTTAATCGTGATCGTATTCTTTTATCTGATTTTAGAAAAGCAAAAGCAAAAATTATTGAGGATCTAGAAGTAGCTTCAGAAATCCCATCTCCTGCTCTGCCAGATGGGACTCTAGCTGGAATTGATCGAGAGGAAAACATGCCAAATATTTTGGCTTCTTTGTTTTTTAGAAATCACGATAATTATGGTGATCATTTAGCAGATGGTAGAGGTTTTGACTCTTTTGATATAGCCGTAATTTTAGATGAAGGTGGTCAAACAAGACCTAGAAGTCCGATAAATCTTGCTAATCCAGAAAACCCAGAATCATTAAAAGTTTTAAAACAAGTTGCTAAAACAAGATATGGCACAGAAGGTAACACAGATATACTTCAAGATGTTTTTGCTCTTAAAGACAATGATTTAAATTATGATTTTGATTTAAGTACCTTTCCTCATGTAAAGGGACCTAATCCACCGAGAGTTGTTTATATGAGTGATATTGGTATGATGAGAGAACATTATGAAGACATAGGAGAATTATTCGATAATGATTTGATTGATGAAGGAACTTATAAATTATACGCTCAAAAAAGACCTACTTATAAAGATTATATAGATATAAAAAGAAAAGTAGATCCAGATTATTTTCTAGATAAAGATAATGTTAACGCCACAATAACTCATTTAGTTAATGACAGAGAGAGAAAAATAGAAGCAGGCTATGCGAACTCTTTGATTTTTAACAAAGTGATGAATGATCCAGAAATAACAAAACTTTTAGAGTCCAACAATATAGAGGAGTTAAGAGACAGATACGAAGCCTTAAACAAACAACAAAAATTAAATGCAGAACAAGGTATTCCACAAGACAGCGCTAGTTACTATGCAGAGGTAAACAAAATAAAAGATGATTTAAGAAATGATTTTGGAGTTCAAACGACAGACTTCGAAGGCACTGGAAAGGACTTTCCTCTCGTACATAAGGGTGCGATTGGCAAAGCATTTAAAAAAGCAGCAAGTGAAGTTTATGATGAGTTTAGAAAAACGGAAAAAAAGATACCTATGATTGGTGGTGGAACTTACACACAACTTGTTCGAGAGGGGTTTAAAAGACCTTCTGTTCTTACTAATTTATTGGGACGAAAGTCAAAAGGTGCTTTTAGCAAAGACAATTTTGATAAAGTCTTAGGAAAAGAATCGTATAAAGATGCTCACATAAGTCAATCTTATATTGATTTTATAGAAAAGAATTTTCAAACAGATTTAACTTTTCTAGAATCTGCGATTGCTAAAAAAGGACTGACTCAGTTTAATAAAGATAAAAAATATTTAGAGAATCAAATACTAGAGGCACAAGCTCTTCAACAAGATTCTTTTGTTCAACTAGAAGAGTTTAATAAAAAAAGAGACTTAGATAAAATATTAGATAACTTAAGGGATAAACTACCAGAAAACTTAAAAAAATCTTTAGATGAAATTATCAAGCATCAAAAATTTGGAGACAACAATAACTTAGAGAAATTTCTTGCAGGCCCTCCAGTATTAGAATACGGACAAATGACAGAACTTATGGTGCATAATGTTATAAAAAAAGCAAAAGACATGGGTTTTGAAAGAGTGCATTTCCCATCTATGGACGCTTACGATGACATGTCTCAGAGACAATATCTTGGATCAGGCGTAAAAAGAATACAGTATGGTGATGCAGAAAACAAAACAGCTTATGACTTTTCGATTGGCAGACCTTTGACAAAAGCTTTGAAGAAATATGGAAAAGGATATACAACACAAGTAGAGGTTATTGCTAAAAAGAAACCAGTTACTACCGCTCTGGGGACTCCTCTTCTCGGGCAACGACAACAACAAGGTATAGCACGAATAGGAAAAAAACAAACAAGAGCAAATGCGTTTGACGAAGACCTCCATAGAATAGTAGACTTAACAGTAGATGAGGCGAGTAAGAAAGCAGATTTAAAGATACCAAGAATGGCAAAAGGTGGTATACTAAGTAAATTTAGAAAGGTAAGTTAATGGCAAGAGAACCAATGCAAATAGCACCAATGGTGGATAAAAGTGTGGGAGCTGGTGGAACAGTTGAACCAGAAGCCGATAGTTTACAAGTTGAATTAGATGATGTTGGTGAAACATTACCAGAGGGTATAGAGCTCGACACTGGCGAACAAATGGAAGTTATGGCAGAGCAGTATGACCATAATGCTAATCTTGCAGAGGTTATGGAAGATGGTGTTTTAGCTTCTCTTGCTTCTGATTTACAAGCGAAAGTCAAAGAAGATTTAGATTCAAGATCAGATTGGGAAGAAGCCATAGCCAAGGGACTTAACTTACTTGGCATAAACTATGAAGATAGAAGCGATCCTTTTCTTGGTGCGAGTGGTGTAACACATCCGTTATTGTCAGAAGCTACAACACAGTTCCAAGCACAGGCTTACAAAGAAATGTTACCGAGTGGCGGCCCAGTAAAAACACAGATACTTGGTGTTCCAACAAAACAAACAGAAGACCAAGCACAAAGAATAAAAGATTACATGAACTTTCAGATCATGGAAGTTATGGAAGAGTATGATCAAGATACAGATCAAATGCTTTTCTATCTACCACTCACTGGTTCTACTTTTAAGAAAGTTTACTTTGATCCAACAAAACAAAGAGCAGTTTCTAAATTTGTTCCAGCAGAAGATTTAATTGTTCCTTACTCTGCTTCTGACATAAGAACAGCAGAAAGAGTGACACATATGGTGCGAATGAGTTACAATGAAATTCGTAAGTTACAAGTCGCTGGAGTATACAAAGATGTGGAGTTATCTACTACGGACACTGGAGAAGATGAAGGAGCTATCCAAGAAACAACTAACGAGCTTCAAGGATTATATCCAAATTATTCAGATGATAGTTACACCTTACTTGAAGTTCATGTGGATTTGGATTTGGAGGGTTTTGAAGATATGGATGCTCAAGGGCAGCCTTCGGGTATTATGCTCCCTTATATTGTTACCATTGATCAAAATTCTGGCGAAGTTTTATCAGTGGTTAGAAACTTTAGAGAGCAAGATCCGTTAAAAAGAAAGAGGCAATATTTTGTACATTTTAAATTTTTACCAGGTTTTGGGTTTTATGGTTTCGGATTATTACATACAATCGGTGGTTTGTCTCGTGCAGCTACATCAATATTAAGGCAGTTAATAGATGCAGGTACTTTATCAAATCTTCCAGCTGGTTTTAAAGCGAGAGGTGTTCGTATTCGTAACGATGACGATCCTCTTAATCCTGGTGAGTTCAGAGATATCGATGTCCCAGGCGGAGATCTCAAAAATTCAATCATACCATTGCCATATAAAGAGCCATCAGCCACACTAGCACAACTTTTAGGTGTGATTGTTGACTCTGGTAGACGTTTTGCACAAGTTGCAGACGCAAAAATTAGTGATGTAAACTCACAGGCACCAGTAGGAACGACTGTTGCGTTGATTGAACAAGGCTCAAAGATTATTTCAAGCATACATAAGCGTTTACATTACGGACAAAAACAAGAATTTCGTATGTTAGCAGAAATTTTTTCGGAAAATCCTATACCTTATCCGTATTTTGTAGGTAATGTAGCACCACAAATCATGGCAAATGACTTTGATGGACGTATAGATGTGCTTCCAGTTAGCGATCCGAGTATTTTTTCTATGGCACAAAGGTTATCTTTGGCACAAACACAGTTGCAATTAGCACAAGCTGCACCAAATCTACATAATCAGTACGAAGCATACCGAAGAATGTACGATGCACTGGATATTAAGAACATAGATGGCATTTTACCACCACCACAACCGCCTGCACCAGTGGATCCAGCAACAGAAAACGCTAATTCTATTAAAGGAGTGCCACTACAAGCCTTCCCAGAGCAAGATCACGAGGCACATTTAGTGGCACATGCTACGTTTTTGTCAAATTTAGCTTCACAAACCAATCCTCAAGGCTACGCTTTGTTACAATCGCACGTTCAAGAGCATGTTGGCATGTTGGCAAGAGACCAAGTAACTAAATTCTTTCAAACTATGATACAAGAAGCTGTAGAAAGAGGCGAAGAAGTGCCACAAATCAATCCAGCAGCCATTGAAGCCGCAATATCACAACAAATTGGCGAAATATTAAAAGAAGTTATGCCAGTTATTGAACCAGCACAGAAACCAGACCCACTTGTGGACATAAGACAGAAAGAATTAGAGAACGATACGGCTGAAATACAAAGAAAGTCTATAAATGACATGATGAACTTTCAAATTGATCAAGCAAAACTAGCACAAGCGTTTGAATTAGCAAAACAAAGGAAAGAAACGCAAGAACAGATAGCAGAAGACCGTAATGATGTGAATATTTACAGAATAAACACGCAGGCTTCTCTGAAAGGAAAGTAATATGGATCCCGCCACCATTGGATTGGCTATTACGGC